CATGTTTGTCTATTCTTCCAGCCATTATAAGTTTCTGTCATGATAATTTACCTCTTTCTTTTCGGTTCCGGCCGTGGTACAATTACCATGCAGCCGGGCTTGTTATTTACTCTCGGTTTGCGTTTTGGCCGTTCGTGTGGTTCAGACACGGGCGGCTGTTTTGCGTATCGGCAGTAAAATTGCCATTCCGTTTTCGCTGGTCAATACCGCCGGGACTGGTTTCCAAATTTTTGGCTGAGTGAATTTAATATTGCCGCCCAAAATATTGAAGCAATCAAGTATAAACTCCGCGTTGTAGCACATTCCACCAACATCATAGATCAGCGGTCTACCGTGTTTGCGCTCCCTCGCTGGGACTTTTGCCTTCCAAATTTTTATTTTTGCGGCAACATCTGCCGTGCTAACATCTGCCGTAATGTAGTTGTCAGTGTCAGGGATGCAACTGCGGACATCAAAGCGTGCCCTTGCTGATGCTTCTGGCAGGCCGTTTATTGCAGGGCTAAGGAAAAAGGCGGTATATCCATTAGTAAATAGCTGGTCGCCCTTATCATCAATCCACGCGCCGCGCCTGCACTCGTCGCACTTATCAATATACTTTGCGGCTGCGCGGGTCCTCTTCAACAGCGTGTTCCCACCAGATGCTTTTGCTGCTGCCTCAATGATCTCTTTTTCCGCCATTGCAACAATGGTTGCCGTGTCTCCGCTTTGTGCTAGCTCTAATACTTTTGATGCGTTTAGCAAAATAAAGCCCCTTTCGTTTGCTTGGCCTCAGACTTGTAAGGCCGTTTGTTTATTTTCTCCTAATTCGACCCTATTCGGATTGATTTGCTCTTGCCTGCCTTTGTTTGCATGCCGTGTACTCCAGACGGACACTCAATGCCGTTTGTGCGGACCCTGCAATATATGGCAGATGCCTGCCAGTATCAATGCCAGTATGGCTTCTCCCGTCGTCGTCGCCCCCTTTCAAGGGGGCCTGCCCTAATCATGGCCTCGCCTCTTTCTGCTTATCAAATAACTGTTTGTTTGCTTTCTGGTTCCTATTATAATATCTATTTTTAGATTGTCAATACCTTTTTTTAAATATTTATGCAATTATTTTTTGCCATACATATATAGGTATAGGCGGGGGTGCCCCTATTTTTTCGGGCGCGCTGGGCATTGTAACCCGCTTTTATTGCCGAAAAATTCAAACAGGCTTTAATACGCTAAAGTATTAGACTCTGTATATATACTTTAATTATTGAATATTATACATTTTGTGTTGTAATTGCAGCTATTGACAAAATGGCAAAAGTATGGTATAGTAAGAAAAAAGGAGTGGCTAATATGCTAATGATTCGCTCGCAGGACAGGGAAAAGCTGTACCCGCTGACGCATGGCCTGTATGTGTACGGCAATACGGTAATGATGGACTTGGGAGGCGTGGGTGCTGATGGGTCAGACGAACTGCTCGGTGAGTATGAAACCGAATCCCGCTGCCTTGGAATTCTGGACGAGATTCATCTGGAATTTTGCGAAGATGATGGTAACACGGTTTACCAGATGCCGAAAGAATAAAAGTGATTGCAATTCCCTTTCCAATGCGTAATAATTCAATAAAGGGGTGACATCTATGAACAAATCCTTGGAGTTCCTTTTGAAAAGGATAGCCAGCGAAAAATATGAGTCTGATTTCACTGCTGATGAATGGAGCAAATGCAAAGTAATTCCATTTGATGATTGCATCCGTGACTATTTAGAAAGCAGCGACTTTCCCAAGCAAATATGCCACAGCAATGATGGTAAATTCGTGTACAACGGACATAGTTCGTATGTGAAATATGACGGTGACGCCAGCTTTGAGTATATTCATACCGTCACTTACAACCACGACGGGACGCTTGCATTCTACATTGATACTGTTAAACGGTGCATAAATGATATTCTGTGTGGCGCTACGATTGATTCAAGAAAAGACCCACGAGAAAAATATCAATTTGATAAATTTCCTCCATTTCAATATACGGTTGGCGATATCCTTTGCGCCGAAAGTGCAGATATCTTGCCGCCGAATGAGAAAATTAAGTTTCCCCACACAAAACAATCTGTTTGTATTCCAATCAAATTTGACTTGCTTTAATATGCACAATGCGGCATAATACTCTTGGGTGATATAAATGACGATAGGGCAAAAGATCAGGGAAATTCGGGAATCAAAGAAATGGACGCTTGAACAAGTGGCAAACCTAACCGGAATGTCCCGCCAGCGTGTGCAGGCCATTGAATCTAGTACCGGATATCCAATGATTTCAACGATACAAAAAATTGCTAAGGCTCTGGGATGCCCTTTACGGGATATTCTTAACGAGCCATTGGAACTTTACCTTGATGCTCCGGCAAAAACAGATGATACGGACTATCCGTGCGCGAACGCCGAGAAATGCCCGTTTTTTAAGAAAAAAATCAATTTGTAAATTAATAGGAGGATCAGCATGAAAAAATATGATGTAACGGAAGAGCTGAACCAATATATTATTGGCTCAACAGTTATTGATTCATTTGTTGACCCCGACATTTGTGAAGGCGGTCTGGTTGTTATTTTTGAAAAATCTAAGCAAAGAGGAATTGCAATACTTGGCTATACTGAACTTGGAGAGTGGATAGAATATTTACAGGCTGGAAGCAAGGTTGTCCAAAAAGCCGAATGGGTAGCTTCTAAAGAAATAAATCATATCAATAAGATAGCACAAGAATATAATATTTCTTAAGCCACAATAACTTTAGAGCGCCATATAGAGCGCCGTTCAGTAAAAAAAGGACGGTGGCTCTATTTTTTATGCTTTCGGAAGAATTGGAACAGGCAAAAACAAAGTTTCTGCTTGACATAAAAGAACATCCGCGCATGGACTGCGGCAGAAAAGCTGAAGAGTGCCTTGCCCTGCGGACAATTTATCATAAAGACGACGACATGCCTCACGCTCTATGGGCTAATTATGAGTTACGAAAGGCTCTGAACGAAGAAATTAAGCGGCCCGACTTATCTCCTACCGAAGTTAAGAAAATGCTCAAAAGTTATTGGCAAACGTTCCTTTTTGCGGCTCCATATGACTTTCATAGCTATCTTCTTTACATGGAGAAAGACCGGGAGCCAGAAAAGAAGTTTTACCCTCCGCGCATGATGGTTCTGCGCCCAATTGTTCAGGATTTGCAGGACTTGGCAGATGGGAAGTTGAATATTTATGGCCTGTCAATGCCGCCCGGCACAGCAAAATCGACAACCGGTATTTTATACATGACATGGCTCATGGGCCGCAATCCTGATATGCCGTCTTTGGCTTCCGCCTATGCTGACAAACTCTGCCGCAGCTTCTATGACGGCGCAATGTCATTCATGAAAGACCCCGAATACAAATTTAACGAGATTTTCCCCGATTCGCCAATCGCCATTACAAATGCGAAAGATGAAACCATTGATCTTGCACGGCAACACCGATTTAAAACGCTGACATGCCGCTCCATTGATGGTGGCCTGACTGGTGCCACGCGATGCGAAAGCCTCTTGTATGCCGACGATATGGTTTCCGGTTCTGAAGAAGCCCTTAATCGAGACCGGATGGACACGCTCTGGACGAAATTCACCAATGACCTCATGTCCCGTATGAAGGAAAACTGCAAGATGCTTGTTATTGGTACACGGTGGAGTGTCTGGGACCCCCTTGGCAGGCTTGAAGCGCAATATGAGGGTAAGAAAAAGGCTAAATTCGTAAAAATTCCGGCGCTTGACATTAATGGCAACTCAAATTTTGAGTACAAATATGGCGTTGGCTTTTCTACAAAGCATTTTAAGATGCTGAAAGACAGCATGGACGACATTTCATGGCGTTCCATTTATCAGCAGGAACCGATTGAACGTGAAGGCGTGCTGTACCATGAGGACGATCTGCAATATTTCAACGGGGATCTTCCAAAAGACAAAGAGCCTGATGCCATAGTGGCTGTATGCGACAGTAAAGGGCAAGGCAGAGACTATGTTTCCGCTCCCTGCGGAGTTATATATGGCGACCTTGTTTACATCCCAGCGTGGGTATTCAACAACGGGCTTCCTGACGTTACAAAGCCGCTTGTTGCTAATATGTGTCTAAAGCACAATGTATCAAGGCTTGACGTTGAAATGAATAACGGCGGCGATTATTACGCAGACGGCGTTAATCAGCTGATTCGTGGAGGCGGCGGCTATACGTCAATCCGCGAGTTTTTTACTTCGACAAACAAGATAACAAAAATTGTAACTGAAAGCGATTTTGTAAAGAAGCATTTTGTGTTTCTGAATCCTCAATCACCAAATACGCCAAAAGAATACAAAGATGCCATGCGCAACGTGCTTGGCTTTACGGTTACAGGGAAATCAAAGCACGATGATGCGCCGGATTCGCTTGCCATGCTTTCACAGCTTGTAAAGGACTTGTCTGGAATGGAAGTAAGAATTGTGGATCGCCGCAGTTTGCCCCTGTAATGCTTGTCATTCTAACCCCATTGGTTTAGATCAAGGCTCCAGAATGTTGCAAAAACGTTAATTTTATGGTATAATTATACGTAGAAGTTAATGAAACTGAAAGTAAGGGGGCACGCAATTGGAACTTATAAGTGGCATGGAAGATAATGAAATAAATGGCATGAAAGATCATATGTTCCTTGGGCGCAAAGCCATTTATACGTCGCGTGACCCGGAAAAGATTGACGAGAATTCTATACCAGCCATTGTGAATGGCGCTATGCAGCGCCACCTTATGAACAGGCAGGAAATCATTTATCTGTTCAAATATTTTCGTGGTAATCAGCCTATTTTGTATCGTGCAAAAGAAGTAAGGCCGGAAATAAATAATAAACTTGTTATCAACAACGCCTATTCTATTGTACGTAACTCGACAGGCTATTTCCTCGGTGAGCCTATTCAATACACAGCCAAAGAGGATGAAGATTCAGAAAATGTTCTAAAGCTGAATACATTCATGGACAGTGAGAACAAGGCGCAGGAGGACATGAAACTTGCGCAGGATGCTTCCATTTGCGGCACTGCATATCGCCTTGTAGTGGTTGACGATGCCGGGGAGGAAGATGAAGCACCGTTCGAAATTCCAACATTGGAACCATGGAACACATTCGTAATATATTCTTCAAAAGCAGGACACAAGCCGCTTTTGGGAGTTACATACAGTTCATTGCTTGACGATAATGGCAATGTAAGCGGCACACTTTACACAGTGTATGACAGGAAATTTCGATACCGGTATTCCGTGAAAGGCGGCCTTACTACGGAAATAAAGGCTGCCGACATGGTTGGCGATCCACTGGCACATTTTCTTGGAGCCATGCCAATCATTGAATATCCAAACAACGAATTTGAAATTGGCGACTTTGAAGTCGTAATGACAATCCTTGATGCAATATCGCAGCTTCATTCCGACAGGATGAATAGCATTCAGCAAGTTGTTAATTCGGTTTTGGTATTCGTTGGCTGCCATCTAAAAACCAAAGAGGAAAATAAGGCACGGGGCAACGGCAACACAAGCGACTATGAAAAGCTCCAGCAGTATGGAGCAATGGAGCTGCCCGCTACAGGAAGCACATCAAAGCCAGACGTTAAATACGTTAGCGCGTCCGTAGATCAGAATGAAGCTGAAACGCTTGCACAAACGCTGATTGACTATGCGTATGCAATTTCCGGCATTCCAGACCGAAAAGAGCGTTCCAGTGGCGGAGGAGACACTGGCGATGCTGTTTATCTCCGCGACGGATTCCAATCATTGGAGCTTGTTGCCCGTACAAAAGAGCGCAATTTCAAAAAGTCCGAGCGCCAGACATTGAGGATTGTTTGCAGAATCCTAAAAGTATTCAATAAGATTGATCTTAAACCAATGCAGATTGATGTGAAATTTATCAGGAACCGCACGAACAATCTTCTTAATAAATCGCAGGCCGCTTCCAATTTGCAAAGTACGGGGCTGTTTCATCCGGAAGATATTATCTCGCTTATCGGAGTTACGGACGACCCGAAGCAGATGGCAGAGCGGGGGCAGAAATATAAAGAAGAACAGGCTCAAAAAGCTGCGGCATCAGGGCAGGGTCAAGTTGCAGAAACGCCTAAGACATTAGGGGAGGGAAACAATCCGGATGACACAACGGACGGAGAAGAGTAGAAAAGAGCCGCTTGTCGAAGTCCGTTGCAACAACATTATGTACAATCCGGCAACGGACAGATCTTACACTTGCAACCGGCTTTTGGGGAGACTCCCGAAAGATTCAGAATATCAAATAAAATGCCCCAAATGCGGGCATATGAACATAAAGGGGAAAAATGGGTAACGAAGGAGCCTCATGCGGCTGCGGAAATGGCCTTTTTGAAATGCTGACAATTGTTTTTATTGTTTTGAAGCTCTGCAAAGTGATTACATGGCCATGGCTATGGGTTTTATCCCCAATCTGGATTCCTCTTGCAGTTATTTTTATCGTTTGTCTGATAGCAGCGGTCATTTCCTAGCAAGGAAAAAATTAGAGCGCCTAGAGCGCCAGTTGTTCGGAAATCCCGAACGGTTGGTGCTCTTTTTCTTTTCTGCTCAACAGAGCAGGAGCCTCACATGGTTGGGCTTATATACCATGGCCACAAAACCCTAAATGCCCCAACGATTAACTCCTTATCGTATGCCTTAATTTGCGCCGTGGGGAACTTCCAGAGGCAGCGGCGCTTTATGGGACTGCAATGGTTTTGACTGGGCGAAAAGCCTACGAGCAAGGTCCAGCACGCGAGTCCGATTCTCGCCAGTTCCACCAATGTGCGGTAGACGTGCCGCCGTGGTATCCGATTACCCGCTTGAACCCGAACAGACCTCCTTTTGAGGCGCGTTACAACAAAGTCGGATTGATGGCAAACCACGTTCCCGGTGAGGCCGACAAACCGGATCTATTGCGGATTAGAGAAGTGGTCTATCTCGCATGGCTCATACCCATGAAAACGTTGGTTCAAATCCAACATCCGCAACCACAGGCAAGTTTAAGGGCTTCTGCCGATAAAATGACTGGCATAGCGTCCGGTAAAACCCTTCCTTTTATTGAAAAAATACGGGGGCGAAAACTTGATAAATGACTTTGTTATGGTGAAGCACAAACTCCCGTGGGATTTTCCGTACATCCATCTTTACCCGATAGCCGATGCACACATAGGGTCTGCTGAATTCGACGAAAAGCTATTTAAGTTGTGGGTCCAAACCGTTCAGGGCGACCCTTATGGGTATGCGGTTATTGCAGGCGACATGCTGAACAACGGGATTAAGACTAGCAAAACGAATGTATATGAAGAGCAGATGCGCCCCGCACAACAAAAGGAATATCTCCATGAATCTCTAAAACCAATTAAAGAAAAAATCCTTGGAGCCTGCGGTGGGAACCATTGCTACCGCAACATTCGCGAAGTGGATGATGACCCACTTTATGATGTCCTTTGCAGGCTTGGAATTGAGGATAGATACAGGCAAAATGTTTGCTTCCTAAAAATCAGTCTTGGCACGGCAAAGAAAGACAGACAGGTTTCTTATTGCATCGTACTCGTCCATGGAAAATCAAGGAACAAACTCGTTAAATGGGAATATGCGGTAGATGGTGCTGACATTATAATTTCCGGCCACACCCACATTCCGGAAGAAACGCCGCCCTGCAAAATTCGAGTGGATATGCACAACGAAGCAGTTTCCACAACGGAATTTACTAGCGTCGTATGCAGCAGTTTTCAAGACTATGGCGGATACGCATTGCGTGGGCTTATGCTTCCGAATGCAAGCAAGAGATTCCAAATTCTAACGTTGGATGGTACTGCCAAACACGTTGGATATGAAAATAAATAATTTGAGAAGTCTGGCGGATAAATACCGTCCACTTCTCTCTTAAATGGGGGAAGAAAAGTGAAAGAAATCTGGAAAGACGTAGCCGGATTTGAAGGGCTATATAAAATCAGTAACTTTGGAAATGCAAAAAGTTTGGATATGATGGTTTTATGCTCCGGAGGGAATCGGAGAAAAGTAAACGGAAAAATTCTTAATAAAAGAATCAATCACAAAACCGGTTATGTCCAGTATGTGCTATGCCACGACGGAAAAAAATACTGGAAATATGCTCACAGGTTAGTAGCCGAAGCGTTTATACCAAACCCAAATCATTACGCAGAAATAAATCACAAAGACGAAAACAAATCCAACAATTATTTCGAAAACCTTGAATGGTGTTCGCATTCTTATAATAACAGCTATGGCACAAAGATCGAACGCTGTAGACAACATACAGATGCCAAAGCAAGAGCACAAAAAATTGATTATAAAGCACTGGTTCAAAAAATTGACTACAACGCAATTGCTGAATATAGCAGAAAGCCAGTTGTTCAATTAAGCCTTGATGGTAAAAAAATAAGCGTATTTAAATCGCAGAGAGAAGCGTCAAGAAAAACCGGTACAAATGTTTGCAGAATTTCTCAATGTTGTTTGGGAAACGCAACACAATCCAATGGCTTTAGATGGGAATTTTTAAAACAACCAGCCTAATACCCGAAAGGGTTTAGAATATTGAAATTTTTTTACGGGACGGGCCTATGCAAGTAAGAACCTACGGGGGAAGAAAGCAGAGGAACGGCGCGGAATACGGAGGAATCCAGAATGAAAAGGTTTAAAACAATTCGGCAATATGCAAGGTGCTTTGCCGGTG